CACCCAGATAACATGGCTGCTGGTCCTGCTTCTTACGGTATGACAGATACTATGGGCCGTATGCACTCAGACGCTCAGTTTGCTGGTTCTTCATCAGTACCTGCTCACGTAGAAATGATGGGCTTCTTGGGTATCGGTAACAACCCGATGGTAGGTTGTACAGTAGCTTGCGCTGTTGACGTTGCAACTGCTTTGAACAAGTAATTAAGATCTAATTACGATAATAAATCCCTGTAACTCTATGAGTTATGGGGATTATATTTTTATTATATAGTTGGTTCAAAAAGAACTTCCCCCTATTATTCTCTCTTATATTCTTCCTTTATATTTGTTGTGATTGTAGGTTTAATTAAGCACTACATCTTAATTTGAACGAGTGTTTTGAAGCATAAAATTGTGGCTGGTTATATGCTTAAAAACGACTAAAATTAAAGGTATTTTGTGTGCAATTTGTGTGCAATTTAGGTATTTTGTAAAACTGCACACAAAAATCAACCTAAACATCTTATTTACAGATAAATATAACCATTTTAAAGAAACTTCCCATGTCTAATTTATAACTATTAAACAATGGAAAGAAGTTCATTTGCTATCCTATTTTTTATTAGAGATAGCAGAATTAAAAAAGATGGAACGGCAACTATTGAGGTTGTATTAACTATTAATGGCGAAAGATGTGCCTTCTCAACTGGGAAAAAAGTAAAAGCAAGCAGTTGGGACAAGACAAGACAACAAGTTAGAGGAAAAGATGAAGAGACAAAGAGTCTTAATAATTTCATTAAAACAGTAAGAGCTAAACTTTATGAAAAAGAAGCAGAACTGATGAATAAAGGGTTCGTAGTAACAGCAGAACTACTCCGTGATGCTTATTTTGATAAGGTGGATGCATTGAAAGAAAAAACATTGATCCAAATTCTTGATGAACATAACCTAGAAAAAAAAGCAATGATAGGTAAGACTGTTGCCGCTTCAACTTATTGGGTATTTGAATATTCAGGCAGATTATTCAAAGAGTTCATTCTGAAAAAATACGCAAGAAACGATTTGTATCTCCGTGAAATTAATATGGGTTTCATTCAAGGATTTCATGCATTCTTATTAGGAGATAAGAATATGAGTCAAAATTCAACAACAAAACATTTGAAGTTTTTGAAGAAATTATTGAATTTTGCTGTAGCTAATTCATATGTTACCTATAATGCAGTCAACGCATACAAAGTCGAACGTGAGCCTGTAGAAATTGACTTCTTGGATGAAGATGAATTGCGTAAGATTATCAACTTCGATACTCCCCTACCTCGATTGGAAAGAGCAAAGGATATGTTCTTGTTCGGTTGTTTCACAGGTTTATCGTACATTGACATCAAGACCTTAGCTCCAGAACATTTTGAAAAGGATAGCACAGGCAGAATTTGGATCAAGAAACGAAGAGTAAAAACAGGAGTGCTTTCAAGAATCCCCCTACTCCCTATCGCTAAGCTTATATTGGATAAGTACAAAGGTAGTGATAAGCTATTGCCTATTCAAGACCCTGCTGACATCAACAAATATTTGAAGGACATAGCTATCTTATGTGGCATCAAGAAGCGAATCTGTTTCCACACAAGCAGACACACATTTGCCTCAACCGTTACTTTAGCTAATAACATATCGTTGGAAGTGGTATCTAAAATGTTAGGACACACTAACACACGAATGACTACCCACTATGCCAAAATGATTGATAAGTGTATTGGTGAACAAATGGATAAGCTAATGGATACTTTCTCAGGAGAATCGGACTATTAGTTAGATCTCTACATATAGCTATTCAAATTTTCTTCCTATTCGAGAAAATTAGATGATTTGGTGTGACTACTGATGCTATTTCATTGGTAGTCACACTGTTTTTTGGTAATTTTGTGATAAATAAATTAACTGTATTTACTAGAAATTTAATTTTATGGAAGAAATAGAAGAAAAAGATAACTTAAACCAAAATGAAGAAGAAATTTCCTTTGAATATTGTGATGGAATTAAGTTGTTTGAAGATTATAGGGATTCAAAATATAGCAAAGATTACATCAATAAATTGGATGAAGTAGACCAACGCATAATTGAATATTATATTCAATTAACCTCAGATAGTTTTAATATAGAACCAGAAGAAAGAAACAATGATTTGATTAGTAGAATAACGATTGCTTTTCTAAAAGCTCTTAAAGCTAATGAAACAAATACCTTTTACGCTAATAAAGAATACAATGTATCGATTTTATTATCTTCAAATATTCTCCTAAACTCAATTTGTAGATATGTAATTAGATGTAAGTATAATGAGACTATTGATCATATTTACTCATTAAGTAAGCAAGAAATAAACTATGACAATGGAGTAAAATTTGACATAGAACGCATTGTTAATATTACTTATCTATTTAAGATGTTATTCCCATATCTATACGATGACAACGAAATAGAAACATTCATATCCCAATTCAAATCAATCAACAACACAAAAGAAAAAGTTAACTTTTTTGTTAACTTTGCATCTGCTTCAGCAAGTAGAATTAAAAATGAATATCAATATACAAGAGAATTCAATGAGGAAGTTGAAAAATGTATAAAGGAATTTAACTATTCCAAACTAATCACTCCTCTTGGACAGAAATATCTTAAACTAAGTCGTAGAAGTCTAGAAACATCAAGATTTATTGTTCTTGAGTTTATAGAAGAATATAATAAATGGAAAATCGATAACAATAATTATCCAGATGCATTTCCCAATATTAGATACTTTTATTGGCCATATTATCTATTTATAGATAATGAATTATTATATTACTTTTTCGAAACATTAAACGAACCACATGCATTCGACAAAGACCAAATCGACTACATTCGGGAAATGGCACCAAAGCTTCGGATCTCTTCGTATTTGAATAAGGAATATGCTGAATACAAAAAATGGCATAACCCTGATGCCCGCGATTTCGATTTCGGTAAAGATGAACCGGAAGAAGAAGCAACAGTTATTTCTAAAGATCATCTTGAACGTCTATCTCATTTTAAAAAAGAAAATCTTGCTAATCTTCTAGATAAACTTAAAGAAAATCAATATATAGAAAAGGATACACGTCCAAAAGATTGGTTGTTTGCATTTGGTATGAGCGGAGATGAGAAACCTGAATACTTTAAAAAGATACAGTGGATTGGAAGAAGCAGCGTAGGTATCAGTCCAACATATTTCACTGATTTTATTGGTATATTGGGCTATGACCTAAATAAGATATATTTTGAAAAACCTAAAATAACTATATCGATACTAAACAACTGTTTCATGACAACAGATAAACCTATTGACCAAAACTCTTTCAAAAGAGAAAAAGGCGAATTTATACCAACACCAAAACATAAAAAATTGGCTAAATTAGTAAAAGAATGTGGTCTTCTAATTGAATAAGATTCACGCATGCACCAATATGTCCTATTGCCTTAACAGGTAGTAGGGCTTTTTTTATGCCAGAAATTGAGACATTCAGATCTGTTTTCGAGGAGTCAAAATACAAGATGAACTAAAATTTGGGATAATTCTATACTCCATCTGTCCCCCCCAAAAAAAAATTTCATTAACCTTAATTTTATTGCGATTCAATACGATTGCAATACGATTCGCATTAGTCTTAATACGATTTTAATGCGATTTAATATGCTGTCTATCAGTATTTTAAGCCTATTGCGTATTTAAAAAAACTCCGTACCTTTGCATCGCGATCGGGAACAAACTCGAAAGCAAAAAAATGAATTATTAACTATAAAATAATATGGATTATGAAACAGAAAAACAAAAAGAACGAACACGAACCGTTCAAGACTACCAACAAAGGTAAGAGCATCAAGCCTACTAAATCATTTATCGATTCGATGATTGGAGGTAATAACAAAAAAGAATTCATGAAGACTGTAAAGGATAAATTTGGTCTGAATGCAAAAAGAGCTGATTTTATCCTGTCTTTATTTTTTGATCGTATTGTACAATTGGCTAGTATGGCTTGGGATAAAGATTTGCCACTTAAAACAATCGAAATTGCATCCATTGAAAATGCCAAATCAATACAGAAAGATGAAGCAGTAAATATGAGTGATGGTATTTGGGTAAAGAAAAATAACAATGGTGTAGTTGTTCAATTTCTGACTGAAGAATACAAACTTGTACCTCCATTGACTAAGAAGGAATTGGCTTTTCTCAACTGGGTCATTGATGAAGATGGAATTCATCTTTTGGAAATCAAAGGTAGTAATGGAGAGTACATGATTGGTGTTATCAACAACTATCCAGAATCAGTTATTCTCGTAAAACCATAATCAGATATCCTTATGAGAACAACAATAAATATCAGATCTCCGTAAATCGGAGCAAGTCACCCTTAACATAAGGGCATCGTAACATGAGTTCTTTGACATATTGCAACACTAGGACACTGCTAATGGACGTGGTTGTCCGCCATAATTAACGTACGAAAGTACAAGTAAGTAATCAACTAAATATTATATGCTTATGTAAAAATGGCAAATATTATAAAAGTAGAAAAAAAGGATAGTGGGACTCAGTTTCACTTCCTTAATTCAAGCATTAACTTACCGGATTCTCCAGGATTGTATGCATTCGATATAGCTTGTGGATCTGGAAAAAGTACAGCTTTGAAGTTTTTCGTTGCTCTTAATTGGGAAGACGGTGTTTGTATAGCCGTTCCTACCATTAAAGATGCCAACGACATGGAAACCGCACTCGTCACTGAGGGTGTCCCTGATTCGGAGATTATCACATTACACTCAGATAATCCTGGCTTAATGAAGCAGTTCAAGACCAATCCGAACTCATTGAAAGATAAGAAGGTGGTTATCATTACCCATCCGAGAATCGTCATGAATCCGATAGAATTGTTCTGTGAAGGTAAGAAGTATGTAATTATCGATGAACTTCCATTGTTCATTCGATACCAAGCTATAGTTTCCAAACAGGTTCTGACGATGTTCTCGAACATAGACCGGAATCCTAATGATAATGGTTGTAGCATTCTGAACATGCCTGGCTATTATGCTCACCCCTATGACACAGAAAGAATGAAACTGATTTACGAAACCTACATTCGTAAGACTAATCTATCTTTCTTATCGGGGAATGATCCACTTAACCAAAGCATGAGGGAAGCTGCTTTCGAGTACATTAACCTGTACCTGAGCCAAAAGTTCAATGCTCTTGAAGATATTAAGATTCGTTCTAATATTCTAGGACTGAGGTATACGCATCAGGTAATTCTGTTGGATGGAACTTTTGATTTGCTTGATAAGGGTAAAGGAAGGGA